ACGCGGCGGTGTTCCTTGGGCGCGCCGCGGGTGTTGCGGCCGGGCGTGGCGCCTTCGGCGATCAGCTCGTCTTCCAGGTTGGCCAGTGCGCGCCAGGCCAGTGCGACGCTGTGCTTGTCGCCGTTCCTGTCCACGCCGCCGGCGTCGACCAGGTGGCGCATGATCTTGTTGCGGTGGTCGGTCGACTTGTCGCGCGCCCAGTGCGGCGGCTGGCCGGGGTTGTGCTTTGCGTTGCTCTTGGCGCTGTGCTTGGCGACCGCGGCGCACGCGTTGGGGAAGTAGTCCAGCAGGCAGTCGGCCAGCAGGATCGCGCCGCGCTCGGCGTCGTCTTCGGGTAGAACGTTCACGATGCCCTCCGGGCCAGAGTGAAACGGTGGGTGGCGTTGCGGTATTTGCGGCGCAGGTACACGTCGAGGGCCACGCCCTCGTACTTGCGGCACAGGTAGTCCAGGGTCAGGGGCATGGCGCAGAACTCGCCGTTGCGGACCTCGTTGAGCACGAGGATCCCGCGCCAGTGGTTGTTGGCCTGGCCCTTGTAGCCTTCGTCGTGCAGGTAGCAGGAACCGGCGACGAAGCCCTGCTTGTTCCGGCCGGTGGCGTACTGCTTCTTGCCGGGATCCAGGCCCTGCACGTGCCCCTGGATGAAGGACTCGCCGACGTGGTTGAGCTTGTTGTTGGCCGTGCCGCCGATCGCGCGGCCGGTGTTCACCGCGGCGAAGTAATGGGCGTAGACGATGCCGTCGATCCAGACCTGGCCCGGGGCGCCGCAGTAATAGTCGACCACTTCCCAGCCCAGCCGCTCGCGGTTGAGCAGGTGGTAGCCAAGCGTGCCGGCCAGGCGCGGGTCGGCGTTGATCGCGCGCTCGAGCCTTTGCTCGTGATTGCCGGTGAGGATCACCTTGCGGCCCTTGTACTTGCCCATGGACCGGGTCATCAACTCCAGGGCCTCGTTTCCGGCGGCGATGTCGTCCTCGACGCGCGCGCCTTCCAGTGCCAGGGATCCGGGTGCGTCGTAGCGGGACAGGGAAGGAAAGTCCCAGTGGTCGCCCAGGTGGACGACGGTGTCGGGCGCGTAGTCCTTGACCGCCTTGCCGATCCAGACCATGTGGTCGATCGGCACACCCTTCTTGACCTGGGTGTCCGGCACCACGAGATGGCGGGTGGGTTTGGCCATGCGTTGGCTCCACGGGTGGGTCATGTGTGCGTATTGTACGGCAGTGGTGAGAAAATCACATCACTTTAGGCGAGAGAAAAGGCCGGGGATTAGCCGGCCTCGCCCTCCTGTGTGGCGTCGATGGCGGCGGTGAGTAGAGCGGCGTACTCGGGCCAGTGCTCTGCTGCGGACTTTGCGTGCTCGATGGCTCCGTGTTCCCACTCGATCACTTCAGCCACCGCCCGCACGTCGTGGGCACGCTGATGCTTGTGCGCATCCCAGAAGGCGTTGAAGTTGCGCGCCGCGATTTCCGCCGCTTCACGCGACGGCACGGCAACTACGTCATCCGGACCTTTGAAGTGCAGCGCCCAGCACTTCCCCGCATCCCTCTCCGCCGCCTCCATCCGCTTCGCCATGTCGGCTAGGGCGGGGGCGTGGGTGCGGAGGAAGTTGTGCAGGGCGACGATGTATTTGGCGGTGTTGCGGCGGCTGGCGCGCAGAAAGGCAATCTGCAACGGCTCCGAGTCGTCGGTGTAGAGCGATACGCCGCCATGCCCGTCGAGACCGCAATCCCACGGCGAACCCGTCGCCTTCTCCGACAGCGCGACGATCTTCTCAAGCTCATCCAGCAGGTTAGGCGTCATGGGTGTTCTCCGAAAGGTGGGCGGTGATGCGGGCGTGTGTGGCGGGGTGGATCGGTAGGCAGTCCAAGCACTCCCGCAGCAGCGCCTCGGCGCGCTCGGCTCGCATGACCGAAGCATTGCGAGTTGCCACAACGTCCCAGCGTTCTTTTTCGATAGCCTGCAACCGCTCCACCTCCGCCTCACGGGCCAGCAGGTGGGCGCGGATGGTTTGCCAGTCGGAGCCGTTCTCGGAGCCTGCAAACTTCATCAGGCTGTCGATCCGCTCCACCGCCTCCCTCACCTCATCGGGCAGCATCGGGGGTGTCCTCCTGTGGGGCGGTTTTCATGAAGCAAATCCAGTGCGTGCCGCCCTTCTTGCCGGACGGGTGCCCGAATAGCGGTTTATGGTCGGTAAGCGCCAACACCTCGCGCACCTTGATCTGCGTTTCGTTCCACTTGAAGATCAGCACGCCATCGTTGGCCAAGACGCGGAAGCACTCCGCGAAACCGGCCCGAAGGTCATCGCGCCAGGTGTCGGCGTCCAGCGCGCCATACTTCGCTCGCATCCAACTGACCTCGCCCGCTTTGCGAAGGTGCGGCGGGTCGAACACCACCAGCTTGAACGCGCCGTCCTCGTAGGGCAGGTTGCGGAAGTCCAGCGGCACGTCCGGGAAGATGGATAGCGTGCGCCCATCGCAAAGCGTGTGCTGCTCGGTTCGAATGTCGCCGTACACCACGCTCGGGTGATTGCGGTCGAACCAGAACATGCGGCTACCGCAGCACGGATCGAGGATCGTCTTTGCCGTCACGACCCCACCCCCTCCGACCCGTTGCTGTCCTTGGGGAGGGCGGCGGTGAGCTTGGCTGCGCAAACGCCAAGGTACTGGCCGAGATTCGGAAATTTGGCTCGCGCGCAGTCGTCCGCGTTACTGTAAAGACCCTCCATCACCTCCCGGATCGCCCCCACATCCACCGCCTGCGCGGGCGGGGTGAGGTGGGCGCCCTTCCCGTGATCGACCACGAATTGCAGGTTGGCGCGCACCACGTCTGACCGGTGGCATGCCTTGAACATGAGGCATGCGGCAAACGGGTGATACTCGCCCGGCTCGCACGGCATGCCGCAATCTCCGCACGGCTCAATCGTCATAGCCATCACTTGCGCTCCGTGGGGTGGGTGCTATCGGCCGCAAGCTCTGCCGCAAGTTTTGGGTTGCACACTTGGCAGCCGTCGCCGACAAGGCGCTGCCTGAGCGAGCACTTGCACTCCACCCCCTGCGGTGCGGACGGGTCTTGCTGCGTAGGCTGGAACTTGCCCGAGCCATCGACACTGCCGCTGACGTAGTTGGTGCGACGATCAGCCTGCGGCGCGGACGGGGCGGCGGCGAGCATTTGCCCGTGCAGCCACATGAGCCGCCACGCCATCTGACGATCACCGCGCTTGTCTAGTGACCCGGCTGCATCCGCTATGGTTTCGAGCCACCTTTCCGGCACTCCCATGGGCGCGGCGGGGTGGAGGTAGAGCAAGGTTCCATCGGGAACAATTGGCGCGCCGTAGAGCATTTCGGCCTCCTGCGAAAAGCCGTTGCGGGCGATGCCCCGGTACTCGAAGTGACGCACCTTCGCCACCGCCTCCCCCTGCCGTTCCGCAGGCTGGGCGGCCAGTGCTTCCAGCGCCTTCACCACGTCGGCCAGCGTATCCACATCCTCGGCGTAGACCTTGTGCTCGCGCACCAGCGCACGGGCAGCGACCTTTACCCGCTCCAACAGGGCGGCATAGTCCGATGCAGGCTGGGCCAAGGTCGGCGTGCAAGCTCGGGCGTCAGCCATCTGTGGCGACGCGGAGCCGGAGATAGCAGGCTGGGCGGATAGGGCGGTGGCAAGGCGATGCACCAACGCAGCTCGGTCGGCCAGCTCCTGCGAGTTCTGCTGGTTCGCCTCGTAAGCCATGTCGGACGCGAGTTCCGCGCCTTGTCCGGCCAGCGATGCACTGCCCTCATCCACCCGCGCGGCTTGGCGGAGGGTGGCGGCCCTCAGGTCAACATGCCGATACCGAACACCGTCAGGCGTCGCGATGGCTTGCGCCGGACCCTCGCACGTAGGGCATCCGCGGAACTCGATGGTTTCGTTGTTCATACCTTTCCTTCTCCTTTGGCGAGGGTGGCGGCAGCTCGGGTGATGGCTCGGCGGGTGGCGGCGTAGGGGTCAGTTCTGTGTTCTTCCGTGATGCGGCTTGGCCCACAAGCGGACCACAACACCTGTGCTGCGCGAATGCCGCCGCTGACCGTACATACGTCCATCAACAGATCCAGCTTCACCGCCAACCGCAGCGCATCGCCGTCGTCGGTGAGGGGGTTCCACAACTCTGCATTTTGACCCCACCCGACGTAGTTCCAGAGTGCCCCTTTGAGACCGGAGCCCTTGGGATATTCGGACTCCGTCCAGCAGCAGTCCCCGCTGCTTGGCGAGCCGAATCCGCAAGCCTTCGCCGCCAGCTCCAACAACTCGCGGTCAGTCATGGCTCTCTCCTGCAAGGGTGGCATACTGGGCGAGGGCGGCTTTAGCATTGTCGAACTCGTCCGTCTTGCGGTCAGCCACGGCGATCACTCCACGCAACGCATCCACCAGCCCCGCCACGGCAGGGCTGGAAAGGGCGGCTTGGTAGCCGGCGCGGAAAAGGTCGGTGTCCTTGTCGGCATAGCGCCACCCATCCCTGCCCGGATGAGGCGTCAAGTCCATGCAGTGCCTACGGGCTTCCGCCTCAAACTGCCGGCGCACTTCCTCGTTGGTCGGGGTGGTCATGGGGTGGGCCTCAGAAGTAGGCGCGGTGGCGGAATTGGCGGAACGGGATTCCATCTCCGTCCTCGTCGGCGTAGCTGGGCTCGCGGGTCGGTGCCTGGCGCTGCTGACGCGACGCGCTGGACTCGGGCTTGGCCTCACCCTTACCGCCCAGCTTCACTTCCTTCACGTCCACGGTGATGTACGTCTTGCCCTCATGCTCACGGGTGCCAAGCTCGCCCTGCACGGACACTTGCGCACCCTTGACCAGATACGGCGTCACGCCTTCCCAGCGCTTGCCCCATGCGGAACAATCCAGCCAGAGGGTTTGCTTCTTGTCGCCATAGCCGGAATCGACGGCCAGCGAGAAACCAGTGACCGGCTCGCCGCCGCTGCAAAGCTGGTAAATCTCCGCGATGGTCGCGTTGGCAGTCCGCGCCTCTTGGGCGTGAATCTGTGCTTCCATCCGCATGCGTTCGATCAATTCCTGGCTCATGCCTTCTCTCCTTTGGCGATGGCGGCGGCAGCGCGGAAAATCAGCAGCACGCAATCAACGGGACTGTTGTGGCCTTTGCCGGCGTGTTCCGGAAGCTCAAAGCGCGGGCGGCCTTGGAAGAATCGCGGCGTCGCTCCGAGATCCAGTGCGCGGTGAAACCAGGCCACGTTGGTCCGCGCCGGCACAAGGAACACGGCCAGCTCTGCCGTAGGTGCCTGCTCGACGAAGGGGCGGATGTTCGACCACGGCGGGTTGCAGAACACGCGATGACCTGTCCAGTCGATTGGAGACTCGGCCGTGGATGCCAGCGGAAGAAGACCGTTCCCAGGTTCACTCGCTCCGTCCAGCGTGAAGCCGAACTCGCGGTGCAGCTCGTCGAACAGCCCGCGCGGGGTGCGCCAGTTCTGATGCCGGCCCTTGCCGTACCAGTCAACGTAACGAGTGCCGTCAGCCATTCGCGCGCACCTCTGCCAGCTCCAACAACTCCCGCTGCTCCGTGGTGGGCTTCATGGGGTTTTCCTCGCGTGTTTGTGGACGAACCACCAGGCCATCAGGGCCGCTTCCGCGCGGCCGTCGTCCTTTACTCGCGCGAACAGGTGGGCGTAGTCGGGGAACAGCTCGGTCGCGCGGGCTCGGGATGCGTTCTTGCGGGCCTTCGTGTCCGCCTTGGGGTCGGCGTTCAGGCCGACACCGAACTTCCAGACCTGGGGGATGACGCGGACCAGATCACAGCCGGCGGCGACCAGGGCCATCTCACACGCGCCGATCGTCTTGCCGAAGTTACAGGCGGATGCCAGGCCCTGTTTCGGCATGGTGGCGACGTTTTCGATGACGCCCGCCAGATCGCTGCGGCAGCGCGCCCAGTTTTCGGCCACGGTCCACAAGGCGTCCAGATCGACCACGGATTTCTTGCCGCGGGATTCGGTCGGCATGTCCTGGACCAGCAGCTTTGCGCCGTCCAGGAGCACGATCGCCCCCGTCAGGCCAGGGTCTATTGCGATGACTGCAGCCATGCGGCGTGCACTCCCCCTTCGTAGTCAGTGGATAACATGGTGCGCTTATCACATCGCGGTGTCAACACCCAACCGCGTTCACATTTTCTTGATCCCGGCGATGGGACAACTTGCACACCGGACAGGGCCGGGCCACAATTGACAGGATTTTTCACTTAAGGACGGACACGGTCATGCCTTCGACCAAGCACAAGATCGATGAGAAGTGGTTGCGATTGCACATCGGGCGGAAGGACTACTCCCTGCGCGGATTCGCCGCGGCTTTGGGGATGGATCCGTCTGCGCTGCACGCGCTGCTCAAGGGCAAGCGCAAGGTCCAGCTGGAGGAAGTGGAGACGATCGCGCGCCTGCTCGATCAACCCCTGGCCGAGGTGCTGGCCAAGGTGGGCGGGCTCAAGCTGGGGCCGGTGCCGGGTGTTCCCGGTGCGGCCGTTGAAGCGCGGCCGGCTGCCGCGGCCGCGCCCGTGGGTGGGTCCGTGAACGCGCTGACGGGTGAGGTGAAATTCGCCCCGACGGTCGAGAGCAAGGACGCGGACGTGGTCGCGCTCACCATGACCGGGGATCCGTTCCTCGAGTCGTGGCGTGTCCTGTGCGCACCGGGTGAGGTTTCCGCCACGTTGGGGGCGGGCATGGACACGGCCATTGTGCGCACCGCGGATGGGCGCACGCTGCTTCGGAAGATCCGGCCGGCGTTTGCGCCAGGGCGGTTTGATCTAGGGCCGGTGTTCGGCTTCGGCGCGCGCGAGGATGGCGTCGAGGTGGTCGGGATCATCCCGGTGCTGGGGATGGGGCGCTAGCTGAATATATCCAGCTCGCCCACAGCGACCTGGCGCATGCGGCGCTGCAGCTCCATCTTCGCGACCGCATCCGCCAGGCGCTTGGCCTTCGCCTGGGCCAGGATTTCGTCCCGCTTGGCCTTGTAGCGCGCCGCTGACCGCTCACGGCTCGCCGCCCGCGCACGCTCGATGTTTGCCTCACGCCACCGCCGCGTGCGCTCGCGTGCGGCTTCCCGTTCGGCTTCGGTCTTGGCCTCGATCTCGGCCTGAATCAGGTCGTAGTGTTCCTCGGCCAAACGGTACTTGAGCTTTCGGTTGAACTCCCGGGTCGCCTGCCGGTTGGCGTTCACTTCGTCCCGGTTCTCGTAATAGCTGGCGTCGCGCATGCTTCGGACCTCGTGGTGCGGTAATCGCACCGACATTGTACGTATGGCGGCGCATACGTACAACGTGAGGGGCTGCTTTCTGGAAGCGGGAAGGGCGTTAGAAGGAGGGGAACCGCGCAACGGCGCCGTTTTTCTGCGATTTCTACCGGCTCTGCGTTTCGGAGCAAATTCCCTGGGGCCGGATTTCCGTTATCCGTATGGTGTTCACTAGGGGGGCATACGTAGAGCGGAAAACGGGATTCCCCAACCTTATTCTATTCTTAGAATCAAAGAAAAGATAGAATAAGTAAGGCAGATCAAGGGTTTACGGCTTCTAAGGTCGAAACACCGATTCTGCGGTTTGCAGAAAGGGCTCTCCCTCCCGCTGGCCGCTAAAGGGGTCCGTCCACGCGATCGGACTTAAATGGCCGCGGTGCGAATTTTGCGGCTCGGTGCCGGATGCACTTTGTCGACCGCCGCCCACGAAAAACCCGGCGCGTGGCCGGGTTGGGTTTCGCAAGAGATAAGGGTTTGTGTGGGCTAGGGCTGCAGGTTCGCCACGATCCGCAGCCCATGGCCGGTCGCATCGTGGCGCCACACGCGCCAGCCGTGGACCGTGACACCGTCGACTTGCTCGCGCCCGCTGTCCGCAAGAGACCAGGGACCGCGCAAACCGTTGGCCTCCGCGTAGTCCCGCACCATGCCCTTGGCCGCATCGTTCATCGCCGCATTGAACGTGTGCCTGATGGCGCTTTGCCCGACTGCGGATTGCACCAGGTAGGTTTTGCGTTTCATGCTCTTTCCCTCTCACTGTACAGCCCAAAGGGCCAGGGCGACCGCCGCGTCGATCGTCAACGCGATGGTCAGAAAATGTCGGGCGTCGCGCCAGGTGGTCATACGCGGAACGCCGCGCCGCGAACGATGGCGCTGCAGCGGCGATCGAGCATTGCCACCAGCTGATTGGGCGCGGCCACGTCCGATGCCTTGCGAAAGTGGTAGCGGTTGACGGACTGGAACCCGTGCGGGTTCAGGTCGCGCTGCGCGTTGTGCCAGCTGACCAGAATGTCACGCTCGCGCGCCTCGCCGATGGTGAGCGCCGCTTGCACGTCCGGGAACCGAATGTCGACGCGCGTCTCCCGGTACTGCGCGACCCATTCCGTTTCCGCGACGCCGCCGTGTTTCTCCACTGTGGCGACGATCTGCGCGGCCAACGCCGCTTGCTCTGCCTTGCGCATCGCTTTCTCCCAGCACCAGGCCACCATTGGCCCTTGTTCCGGCCGCCTCTTGCGAAGCGGCCGTGGCAAGGGTCAGCGGTCGCCCGGCTCCCGTGCCAAGCGGTAGTCGTTCCGAATAGCCTCTCTCCAGGCGTCGTTGATCGCGGCCCACGCACCCTCCAGCTCCCGGCGCAGTTCGCGTGTTGCGGCGTCGCGGCTCGCCCGGTAGGCGTGGGCGGACAGGCTTTCGAAATAGCGTTTCGTGTAGCGCATGGCGTTCTCCTGTCAGCGGATGCGCTGGCGGACGACTACGCGACCGCCACCCGGGATGGATTCGTACTCGCGCACCAGGTCGGCGCATTCGTCGCCCTTGGCCGGGCGCGTGTTGCGGTAGTAGTAGGCCGTTGACGCGGTCGCGTGTTGGCCTACGCGCGTGTAGTAGGCGATGAACCCGGGGCGTTCCCGCGAATCGGGTAAGAACAGGATGGGTTCTCCCGTGTGCTTGTCGATGCGGCACACGACGCGGATGGCTTGGGCGGTCATGGCTTAGCGGTCCATCTCGCGCTGCGCAAACTCGATGCCGTCCAGGTAGGCGTGCATCCGGTCCCACAACTCGCGCTTCGGAACGTAGCCCATGCCGATCGGAGTCGTGACGCCGCCGGATTCATTCGACATGCGGTGCAGGCAGACGCCGCCGTAAGCGCGCGAGATGTGGAAATTGCCCACGTTGGAGCGCAGCCGGCCGTCCTCCAAGCGCGTGTACGGCGTTTCCGGGCTGCCGGTCACTTTGTTCAGGCGTTCGGCCAGCTTGTCGAGCATCTTGTCGGTGATGCGGTTCACGGTCGTTTCCTCTATCTGATGTGAAAAAGACAACGCTGCGGGCGCAGCAAGTCAGCGCATCAGGCGCGCGATCTCATCCTTGAACCGCTGCCACGCACTGCGGCGCGGCAAGCGGCGCGGACGGCAGCACACGACATGCGCGCGCGGGTTGTGCTGGTGGAACGGGTAAGGCGTGTGCAGGGCCTGGCGGGTCATGTCGCGCTCCGTTTGCGGGTTGGTGTTGGTACAATGACACCAGCGATGCGCAAACGTCAACACCCAATTCGATTGTTTTTCTCTATCGGTGCGCCATGAGCGATAGCCGCAGCCTATCAGTGCAAGAAAATCAGGCGCTTAGTGACGCACAGCTGGCGTTCTGCGCGCTGGTCGCGGACTGCGTGACGATCAAGGAAGCGTGCGCGCGGATGTCCTGGAGCGCCGATGTCTACCGCCGGATGCGCGAGCAGCAGCCAGCTTTCGATCAGGCGGTATTGCGCGCGCGCGAGATGGCACAGGACACGCTGGTGGACAAGATGCACGAGATCGCCGCCACAGAGCCCGACGTGAACCGCGCCAGGCTCAAGGTGGACACGATCAAATGGACGGCCAGCAAGATTAAGCCGCGCATGTACGGTGACAAGCTCGACATCACACTCGAGCACCGTATCGACATCGGCGACGCACTGGCCGCGGCACGTGCTCGCGTGGTCCAACTGCGACCCATGTGCGACCCAGCCGACGTGATCGAAGGCGAAATCGTTGCCGCGCCTAGCGTTGAGCCTGCCGGCGCAGTTGATAAACAATCAACTCCCGCACTCCCGGACATATTTAACTAGGCGCGAAACCTTGCGCATGGGTCCCCTTTTTTCGCGGAGGGGGAGTGCCGGGTGGGGGTGGGGGCCAGGCTGGCCGCGCGCTGCTTCACCCGGGGCCAGCTCGCGCCGGCGCGCTGCGTGTTGCGAAAATCGCACCATAAAATTAAAATTTGATTGTCCCGGCAGCCGGAACATTTAATTTATGCATGACGAGATTTGGGCGCCCGTGCCCACGTTGCGCGGCCAGTTTGAGGTTTCGAACCGCGGCGGTCTTCGCCGGGACGGACAACCAGTCACGCCTTCGGAGAACCGAGGGGGCTACCTCCAGGTAACGGTGAGCGTGTTCGGCACGCCGCGAACCGTAGGGGTTCATCGCCTTGTGGCGGACGCGTTCATCGGCCCTTGCCCGGCCGGTCACGATGTCGACCACATCAACGGCGACCGCAAAGACAACCGACTATCCAATCTTCGCTACCTGACCCGGCAAGACAACGTGCGGGCCGCTCGTCGACTGAATCTGATCGGCGGCAAAGCCCCGCGCGCCAAGCTGGGCAGGAAGCAGATTACTGTGATCGGTACGAGCAAGCGCACGGGCGAACAAGTGACGCTTACCGGCTGGGAGGAAATCATCGAAGCGGGCTTTATGCCGAGCGGGGTTTCCCAGTGCCTGCACGGAAAGATTCGCAGCCACGGCGGGTTCACCTGGGAGCGCGCCGATGCCCAAGGCTAAGCAAGTCTACGACGCCAAGAGCGAACAAGCCCTGATGACGGAGCTGTGGGATCCGAACCTGGCCGACGACCTGCGCGCCTTCGTCATGTTCCTGTTCCCCTGGGGCAGGGCCAACACCCCGCTCGAGCGGTTCAAGGAGCCGCGCAAGTGGCAGATCGCGGAGCTGGAGGCCAAGACCGACCACATCCGGGCCAACAAGATCCGCATGCAGCAGGGCCTGGCGCCGAGGATGTGGAACCGCTCGGTGGCATCGGGCCGCGGCATCGGCAAGTCGGCCCTGTTCAGCTTCGAAGGGCTGTGGATGATGACCACGCGCCTGGGCTCCACCACGATCGTGACAGCCAACACCGAGGCCCAGCTGGTGTCCCGTACCATGGCCGAGCTAGGCAAGTGGCACACCCTGGCGATCAACAGCCACTGGTTCGACAAGGCGGCGATGTCCCTGCGCCCGGCCGAGTGGTTCAAGGACCTGCTCGAGCGCGACTTGAAGATCGACACGGGCTACTACTACCTCAACGCCCAGCTCTGGAGCGAGGAAAAGCCCGACGCCTTCGCCGGCGTGCACAACCACAACGGGGTCATGCTCAAGTTCGACGAGGCATCAGGCATCCCGCACGCGATCTTCACCGTGTCCGAGGGCTTCTTCACCGAGCCGGTGCTGGACCGCTACTGGGACCTGTACTCCAACCCACGCAACAACACCGGTCCCTTCTTTGAAAGCCACCACGCCAACCGGGCGGACTGGCACCCCATCCAGATCGACGCCCGGACGGTGGAGGGCACGGACGCGGAGACGTACGCGAAGATCATCCGCACCTACGGCGAGGACTCCGACGAGGCCCGCATCGAGGTCTACGGCCAGTTCCCCAACTCCGGCGAGGACCAGCTGATCCCGATGGACGCGATCCTGGGCGCCCGGGAGCGCGACATCATCCCCGACCCCGGGGCGCCCCTGCTGATGGGCATCGACTTCGGCAACGGCGGCAAGGATCCGTCCGTGATCCGGTTCCGCCGCGGCTACGACGCGCGCAGCATCCCGGCCATCCGGCGCGCAGGCATGCAGGTGCTGGACTTCACGGCGAACGTGGTGGCGCCGGCGATCGACAAGTACCAGCCCGACTACATCTTCGCGGACACGAACGGCGTGGGCGCCCCAGGCGCGGAGTGGCTGCGCGCGGCTGGCTACCGGGTCATCAGCGTCTACGCCCAGGGCAGCCCGCAGGACGAGGCCCAGTATTTCAACAAGCGCGCCGAGTGCTGGGGCGAGATGGCCACCTGGCTGCGCAATGGCGCGATCGACGAGTCGGAAATCCTCAAGGACGACCTGAAGGGTCCGAAGCGGCTGCGCCACAAGACGACCGGCAAGCTACAGGTGGAGAGCAAGGACGACATGAAGGCCCGCGGCCTGGCCTCCCCCAACGACGGCGACGCCCTGGCCCTGACCTTCGGGCAGAAGGTGGCCCGCAAGGACCACGCGGCCAGCCGCGCCAGGGGCCGCAACCGGATGGCGCAGAACGTCGACTACAACCCGTTGGCGTGACCGAAGTGGTGACAAAATCACACCACGATGGCACAATGCCACCGACTTCATCTGCCTGTAGGGTCACCCCGTGAGCTTCGTTGCCTCCTTCACCCGCGGTCTGGGGAACCTGCTCGGCGTGAGCCCGAAGAAGGCGGCCGCGCCCCAGGCCAACCCGGAAGTGCCCACGATGGCCAACACGTCCGCCGAAGCCGACGCGCAGATCGACGAAGAGAACAAGCGCCGCGCGATGTACGGCAAGTCGAGCACGTACCTGACCGCCGGGGGCGGCGCGGGCCTGGCCAACACCGGCACCGTCAGCACGTCCGGCCTGCTGGGCAGCTGACCGACGTGGCCGACGCCGACCTGATCGACGGCATCCTGCATGGCCTCTCCGAGGCCAAGACCAGCCGCGCCAACTTCGAACAGTATTGGGAGGACACGGCGCGGGTCGTGCTGCCGCACTACCAGTACACGTTCAACTCGGACAACTACCGCAGCCCGGGCCAGGAACGCGGCCTGGAGATGTTCGACACCACGGCGAACATGGCGCTGTTCCGCTATGCCGCGGCGATGGAGTCGATGCTGACGCCGCGCAACGGGCGCTGGCACACCATCCGCATTTCCGATCCGAAGCTCAACGCCCGACGCAACGTGCGCCTGTGGTGCGAGCAGGTGACGGACATCATGTTCCACTACCGCTACGCGGCGCGCTCGGGGTTCCACACCCAGCAGCACGACGCGTACGTGACCCAGGGCGCGTTCGGCACGTCGGCCATGTTCGTCGACAGGCTGCGCGACCCGAACGATCCCAACGCCCGCGGCCTGGCCTACCGCAACATCAACCTGGGCGAGGTCTACGTCTCGGAGAACCACCAGGGCTTGGTGGACAAGGTGTGGCGCCGCTGGCGCATGAGCCTGCGCAACGTGGTCGCGCGCTTCCCCAACGCCACGCTGCCCGACAGCGTGACCGAACGGCTCAAGAAGAACCCCGAGGAAAAGGTCTACGTCGTCCACCACATCTGCCCGCGCGAGAGCTGGTCCGACCGGCCGCTCTCGGGCAAGGCGATGCGCTTTGCCAGCTACTACCTGCTCGAGTCCGAGCGCGTGCTGCTGGACGAATCGGGCTACCGCTCCTGGCCGATGCCGGTGGCGCGCTACACCACGGCGCCGGGCGAGGTGTACGGCCGCGGCCCGGCGATGCTGGTGCTGCCGAGCATCAAGGGCCTGAACGCCCAGAAGAAGACCATGCTCAAGCAGGCCCAGCGCGCGGTCGACCCCGTGCTGCTGGCCCACGACGACGGCATCCTGGAGGGCGTCAACCTGATGCCCGGCGCGGTCAACTACGGCGGCATGTCCGCCGAGGGCCGCCGGCTGGTCGACGTGCTCCCGACCGGGAACCTGAACATCGGCGTGGAGACGATGCAGGAGGAACGGACGGCGATCAACGACGCCTTCTACGTGACCCTGTTCCAGATCCTGGTCGACAACAACACGATGACCGCGACCGAGGTGCTGGAGCGCGCGCGCGAGAAGGGCGCCCTCCTGTCCCCGACGTTCGGCCGTTACCAGAGCGAGAGCCTGGGGCCGACGATCGCCCGGGAGTACGAGGTGCTATACGCCCAGGGTCTGATCCCGCCGCCCCCGCAGGAGCTGCTGCAAGCCGGCGCCACGTGGGAGCCGGAGTACGACGCGCCGCTCAACCGGGCGATGAAGTCCGAGGGATCGGCCGGTTTCCAGCGCACCCTGCAGTTCGCCACCGAGATCGCCAACGTCACGCAGGACCCGTCCGTCTTCGACATCTTCGACCTGGACGCGGCGCTGCGCGACACGGCGATCGTGCAGAGCACGCCGGAGCGTTACCTGGCCTCGCCGGAAGCCGTCGCGGCCAAGCGCCAGGGGCGCGCGCAGCAGCAACAGCAACAGCAACTGGTCGACGCGGCGCCCGCGATCGCCTCCACGTTGAAGGCGGTCGGGGCAGGGCAGGTGAACGGTGGCTAAGCCCGTCCGGCCGGAGTTTGAGTACCACTACGTCCGCAAGACGATGGACCGGACGGAGCGCCGGCGCGCGATCCGCCAGGGCTACGCCGACTTCCAGCACTTCGGCTGGCAGAAGGATCCGCCCTTCGGCATGACCGATCCGCGCCGGTGGCTGTGGCAGAACGGCGCCGAAGCCGCCGAAGCCGTCCACACCCAGCGCGCCAACTTCAACGCGATCGAGGCCGCCCCCGGATGGACCTGAGCCGCATCCTCAACTGGCTGCGCCGGCGCCAGAGCGCCTACCGGTCGGTGTTCTCCGGCCCTGCCGGCGACATCGTGCTGGCGGACCTGGCCGTGTTCTGCCGCGCCACCGAGCCCACCTTCCACGCCGACGCTCGCCTGCACGCCCTGGCCGAAGGCCGGCGCGAGGTGTTCCTGCGGATCCAGAAGCAACTTCACCTTTCCGACGAGCAGCTGCTTGAACTCGTCACCCAGGGCAAGAGCCCCAAGGAGTAAGCCATGACCGACGCAGCGACCACGACCGCCGAAGGCGGCGCTACCGTTTCCTCCACGGCTGCCGCGCTGGCCGGCGGCGGTGCGCCCGCGGCGGGCGGCGACAACACCCCGGCCCAGATCCAGGCCGCGGCCGACGCCGCGCAGGGCAAGGTCGCGCCGGGCGCGGGCATCGCCTGGCTGCCGGACGCCAGCCCCGAGCTGGTCGGCTACGTCCAGAACAAGGGCTGGACCGATCCCAAGCAGGTGCTGGAGGGCTACCAGAACCTGGAGAAGCTGCGCGGCGTGCCGGCGGAACGGCTCCTGACGCTGCCGGCGGCGGACGCCGACGAGGCGGCCAAGGGCGCGTTCTACGAGAAGCTGGGTCGCCCGAAGGATGTCTCCGGCTACGAGTTCAAGCTGGGCGAGCAGGACAACGCTTTCGACGCCGGGCTCAAAAAGAGCTTCTTCAAGCACGGCATCACCGCCGAACAGGCCAAGGGCGTGATCGCCGACTACGCCGCGATCGCCGACGCGCAGACCAAGGCGGCGGCCGACGCCCAGGCGCAGAAGACCAACGCCGAACACCTCGAGCTGATGCGCGAGTGGGGCGCCGCGGCGAACCAGAACCTGGGCCTGGCCAACAAGGGCCTGGAGCTGCTGGGCATCTCCAAGGACGAGGTCGATACGCTGGGCCAGGCGCTCGGCCACAAGCGCACGCTCACGCTGCTGGCCGACATCGCCAAGCGCGCGGGCGAGGCGGCGCTGGTGGTGGACGGCAGCGCGCAGGGCTACGGCAACGTGATGACGCCGGGACAGGCCAAGGCCAAGCTGGCCGAACTCAACGCCGACGCCAGCTTCCGCCAGAAGATTTTCAACGGCGACAAGGCCGCGATCGAGGAACGCCGCCGGCTGATCGCCTTTGCGGAGGCCGGGCAGTGATCGGCACCGAGGTGGAGGACGCCCACATTCGGCTGCAGTGCTGGAAGCTGGGCGTCGAGATGGCAGGCCCAAGCCGCTGCCACGAGGACGCCGTTGCGAATTTCGCAACGGCAGCTTACAATTTCGTCGCAAGTGGTGCGAAATCACCACCGTCGAGCAGCAGGGACAAGCCCGCGAAGGCCCCCAAGAGCTGATCGGCACGCTGGCCCCTCCCCGTGAGGACAAGCCGGGACTGTGAGCGCCCTGACGGCTCGCACTTTCGCCTTTTCCTCACCGGAGCCCTCCCGTGCCCAACTCGATTACCACTGCCAATATCACCGAGTTCCAGTCGAACGTCGCCATGCTCCTGCAGCAGACCGACAGCCGCCTGGCCGGTGCCGTCACCCACTACGCCCTCAAGGGCGAGGCCGCCGAAGTCCTCGAGCAGTTCGGCACCACCACGGCCGTCACCGGCCTGGCGCGTCACGCCGACACCCCGATCCTCGACGTTCCGCAGGATCGCCGCTGGTGCCGTCCGCAGGATGTCGACTGGGGCACCATGGTCGACAAGCAGGATCTCCTGCGCCTGATGATCGACCCGAAGTCGCAGATGACCGCCTCCGGCGTGGCCGCGCTGCAGCGCAAGAAGGACGACATCATCGCTGCGGCGATGTTCGGCACCGCCTACACCGGCAAGACCGGCTCGACCAGCACCTCGTTCCTGGCCGGCAACATCGTGGCCAACACCGTGGGCGGCGGCGGCAGCGCCGTGGGCCTGAACATGGCCAAGTTCCGCGAAGCCCGGCGCCTGCTGCGCAAGGCTGAGGTGAACTTCGAAGGCGGCACGATCTACGCCGCGCTCTCGGCGGACAAGGAAAACGACCTGTTCGGCGAAGCGACCGTGGTCAATAGCGACTTCAACGCCGGCAACGCCCCGATCATCGCCAACGGCCGCCTGGCCGGCATCCTGGGCATCCAGTTCATCCACTCCGAGCGTTTCCTGGGTGGCGACCAGAGCCAGTTCACCGGTTCGGGTTACGAAATCCCCGTGTGGGACAAGGCCGGCGTCGCGCTGGGTATCTGGAACGACGTGGTGGTCAACGCCGCCGAAGTCCCGACCAAGCGCTTCAACTGGCAGGTCTACATGGGCATGACCCTCGGTGCCACGCGTCTCGAAGAGAAGCGCGTCGTCAAGATCCTGGCCGCTTAAGGAGACACGAACATGGCCCAGACCTACTCCAACGAACTGGCTCCCACCCAGCTCTCGCCGGCGCAGCTGCCGAGCGCGACCCAGGGTGTCGGTGCCCGCATCCACCGCTACCGCGCCTCGATCACCCTGAACAGCCAGGCGTCGGGCGACACCGTGGTCCTCGCCAACGTCCCGGCGGGCCAGTGCTTCGCCGGCGGCGAGCTGGTGTCCAGCGTCTCGCTGAGCACCGCCACCGTGGCGATCGGCAACGCGACCACGGCGGGCAAGTACCGCGCCGCGGCCGTGTTCACCGCGACCGACACGCCGACCCCGTTCGGCACGGCGGCGGCCTTCGCGGCGGATCCGTCCACCGCGCAGGAGCAGGTGATCCTCACCGTGGGCACGGCGGCCCTGCCGTCGAGCGGCACCCTGGTGGTCGACCTGTACTTCTCCGGCCCGTAACCGACCGACTCCGGGGGCGTAGAGCCCCCGGAGTTTCCCAGGAGCAACCGCATGGCAACTGTCTACTACGGCGTCAACCGGGGCGGCCACGACGAGGACGTGGTCATTCAGACCTCGACCACCAGCAAGAACGTCGAGCTGGTCGTGAACGAGGGCACGGTCCTCTCCCGCCAGGAGCTGTTCGAAGCGATCCAGGCGATCGCCAACAACATCATCAAGCAGCCGTACCCGTTCGCTTAATCACCCGCGCAAAGGAGGCCGATCGTGGCGGCACAATCGGTCACTGCCATCTGCAACCGAGCCCTCCAGCTGTGCGGCTCGGCCCAGCGGATCACGAACATCACGGACACCACCCGGGAGGGCCGCATCCTCTCGCCGGCCTACGATCCCTGCCGCCGGGCAGAGTTGCGCGCCAACCCCTGGAACTTCGCCATCAAGCGCGCGCAGCTGGCCGCCGACGCGACCGCGCCGCTGTTCGGGCCGTCCTACCGCTTCCCGCTGCCGACCGACTGCCTGCGGGTGCTGGTGCCGAAGAACCCGTACCCGGACTGGAACGTCGAGGGCCGCGCAGTGGTGTCCACCGACACCTCGCCGCTGGAGATCCGCTACGTCTACGACGTGACGGACCCCACCGTGTTCGACGCGATGTTCTGCGAGCTGCTGGCCTACCGCATCGCGCTGGCCATCAACATCGACCTGTCCGATTCCACCGCCAAGCAGCAGCTCCTGCAGCAGGGCTACAAGGCCGCGCTGATCGAGGCGCGCAAGGTGGACGCGCTGGAGAGCGTGCCGGAGCAGGCGGCGGACTCGAGCTGGATCACGGGCCGCTACTACGACTCGTCGGCCATCTGGAACCAGAGCTGATGCCGCGCGCGTCACGACCCCAGGTGAGCTTCAATCAGGGCGAGTGGTCGCCCTTGACGTATGGCCGCGCCGATGTGGAGCAGCGCGCCAAGGCGCTGCAGTATTGCCGCGACTTCCTGCCGTGCATGCAGGGGCCGCTGACGCGCCGACCGGGCACCGCCTACGTGGCCGGTGTGAAGGGCAACGCCACGTCGGTGCGCTTCCAGCGGTTCGTGTTCAACACGACCCAGGCGTACGTGCTGGAGTTCACCGACAAGGCCGTCCGGTTCTACACCAACGGCGGGCAACTGTTGTCCGGCGGCTCGCCCTACACCGTGACCACGCCGTATGCGGCGGCCGACCTGTGGGCGCTGGACTTCACCCAGAGCGCCGACGTGCTCTACGTCGTTCACCCCAACTACCCGCCCAAGAAGTTGAGCCGCCTGGCCGCGACCAACTGGACGCTGACCGACCTCTCGTTCCAGGACGGCCCGTACCTGGACCAGAACGTGAGCGGCACCTACCTGGCGTGCTCCGTCTCGCGCCCCGGCTCGACCGGCACGCTCACGGCCACGTCGGCGGCGGGCATCAACGGCGGCGCCGGCTTCCAGGTCAGCGACGTGGGCCGGCTGTTCCGCCTGCAGAACACGAAGTACGACGGCACGAGCACCGACAACCCGACCAAGTGGATCTGGGTGAAGGTGAACTCGGTGACGGATACCACCCACGCCAACGTGACGGTGCAGGGCATCACGGCGGTGGCGGCATGAGGATGATCGTAGGCGACGATCCGGTCGATCCGGGCAAGCCGGCCACCGGCACCGACACCGGCACGGGCAACACCCGCGCCTGGTGCGCAGGCACGTACTACGGCGGGAACTACCCGTCCGTGGTGCAGTTCCACGAGGACCGGCTGATCTTCGCCTCGACGCCGGCCGAGCCGCAGCGCGTGGACCTGTCCAACTCGGGGCTCTATGAGATTTTCAGCCCGTCCGCGCTCAAGGACGGCGCCGTGGTCGACTCCAACGCCTGCGCGTTCACGCTGTCGTCGAACGAGGCCAACGGCATCCGCTGGCTGGCCTCGGACCAGAACGGCCTGCTGATCGGCACCGCCGGCGGCGAGTGGCTGATGCGCCCGGCCGTCAACGGCGGCACGATCACCCCGACCAACGTGGACGCCAAGCAGTCGAGCCAGCACGGCTCGGCCGCGGTGACGCCCCTGCGCGTGGGCAACGAAACCCTGTTCGTGCAGGCAGGTGCCAAGCGCATCCGCCAGATGATCTACGACTACTACGTCAACGGATTCCAGGGGGCCGATCTCTCGTTCCGGGCGTCCCACCTGACCGCCGGCGGGTTCAAGCAGCTGGCCTACCAGCGCACGCCCCAGCCGATCATCTGGGCGCTGCGCAACGACGGCAAGCTGGTGTCGATTCTGTACGACCGCGCCGAGCAGGACAAGCCGCAGGACTGCGGCTGGGCGCTGCACACGATCGCAGGCGGCATCGTCCAGTCGATCGCGGTGATCCCGTCCGTGGACGGCACCCGCGACGAGCTGTGGCTGGCGGTGCAGCGCACCATCAACGGCGCGACGGTCTGCTACACCGAGCGCATGACCAAGCTGTGGGAGGAAGGCGACGCCACGGCGTACGACCTGAACGGCACCACCGCGTACCGCTTCACCCCGGAGAACACCTACTACCTGGACTCGGCCCAGCGCGGCACGTTCGGCAGCCCGGTGACGACCATCTCCGGTCTGGACCACCTCGAGGGCTGCACGGTTGGCGTGCTGGCCGATGGCGCCACCCACCCGGACTGCGTGGTGTCCGGCGGCAACATCACGCTGGCGCGCGCCGCGTCGGACGTGAACGTGGGGCTCAAGTACGAGAGCCGCGCGCGGACCATGACCATCGAGGCGGGCGCCGCGGCCGGCACCGCGCAGGGCAAGCTCAAGAAGGTCTACCGCGTGATCTTCCGCCTGTTCGATTCCCTGGGCATGAAGGTCAAGCCCTACGGCACCGGCGGCGAGGAAGAAACGATCGAGCCGTTCCGCAGCACCGCAGACCTGATGGACGCACCGCCGCCGCTGTTCAACGGCGACTACGCGGTCGACTGGGAGGGCACGCTGGAAACCGGCGGCACGATCGAGTTTGCGCAGACCGACCCGCTGCCGCTCAACGTCAGCATGGCGGTCGCCTGCCTGGAGACGCAGGATGGCTAAGCGCGTCCCCTTCGAAGCGATGCACGCAGAGCGCATCCGACTGCAGCCGCGCCAGCGTGCGATGGCCGGCTACGCCACGCCGGACCACTACGCCAAGCTGGCCGCGATGCCCGCGATCAGCGTACTGGACGGCGACGAGGTGCTGCTGTGCGCCGGCGTGATCGAGATGTGGCCGGGCCGGTGCCTGTGCTGGGCGCTGCTGGCCGAGTCGATCGGCCACCGCATGACCGCCTGCGTGCGCGCGATCCGCCGGTTCATCGTCGAGCTAGCTGTGCCACGACTGGAGATGGACGTGGAGATCGACCACGCCGAGGGCCACCGCTTCGCGCGGCTGCTGGGCTTCGAAGTCGAGACGCCGCGCCTGCGCCGCTATTACCCCGATGGCTCGGACGGCACGCTGTACGTGCGGGTGACCCCATGACGAATATCGCTGCCGCCGCCACGTCGTTCTTCGCCACCGAGGACGCCGAACTCGCCAAGTCGCAGGCCCTGGACCACAACGCCCAGGTCGCGGACAACAACGCGGACACCATTCACCAGCAGGGCATCGCGTCCGACCAGGCGCTGGACCGGGACATCCGCGCCACGCAGGGCAGGATGATGGCGGCCTACGGGGGCAGCGGTATCGACTCGTCGACGGGCTCCCCGATGACGGTGCTGGCCGATTCGATCCGCCGGGGCGTGCTGGACCGCGCGACGAACAAGTGGAACTTCGCCATGCAGGAGTCCAACCAGCGCAACCAGGGCGCGGCGCTGCGGCTGGACGCGCGCAACGTGCGGCACGCGGCAATCATCGTGGCCTCGTCGGCGGCCCTGTCCTCGTTCAACGGCGGCAATGGCGGCGTCGGCGGCCTGGGCGAGAGCGGCAGCGTGGCCGGCGGGTCCAACGGAGGGGGCAACACCATGTGGCAGAACGGCAACAGCCTGACGGGCGGCACGTACACCGGGGCCAGCTCGTGGGGCAGCGGTAACAGCCTGACCGGCGGCACCTACACCGGCCCCGGGTCGACCTCGACAAGCTGGGGCGGCCAGGGCGGGGGGTGGGGCTCGTGAGCCAGATCATCCCCTACCGCGAACAGATCGCCGCGCGCGGCGTCAGCGACAACACCCAGAACCCGGACACCGCGGATGGCGGCATCGGTGTGGGCGGCCGTGCGCTCGGCCAGGCGCTGGGGCAGTTCGCCGCGCACCAGCACGCCGTGGAGGAAGATCAGGGGCGGATGTGGGCCGCCAACGCCGCGGCTGAGAATGAGGTGCAGCAGCAAAAGCTGCGCGCCGACCGGGTCAACGCGCTGGACCCATCCGCGCCGGACTACGTCGACAAGATCAACGCGCTGCCGGATCAGGTCGACCAGGATTACCAGGCGTCGGTCGAGAAGCTGCAGGACCAGGCGCCCAACGACGCGGCGCGCCGCTATCTGGCCATGCACGCGGCCAGCGGCCACATCCGCGCGGTGCAGGGCGCGATCGGCGAAAGCGCCAACCTTAACGCGGCCTACGCCGTAGACCAGGTGGGCAAGAGCGTCAAGAGCGCGACCGACATCATCGCCGGCTCGCCGGACAACGGCACGTACCAGAGCGTCGTCGACCAACACAAGCAGGCCATCATGGGCCTGACCACGGTCGACCCGAACACCAAGCTCAAGCTGGCCGAGCAGGCGACGCACCAGTTTGCGATCGCGCAGGTGCAGTCGGTCGCGGCGCAGAACCCGCAGTCGTTCCTGCAGATGGTCAACGCCACCGGCGGCACGACCACGCGCAACGGCGTCCGCGGTGCGGTGCCCGGCGGCGCGCCGGACATGCTCACCTTCGCCAACCAGCAGCTCGCCGCCGGCGTATCGCCGGACGAGGCGGTCAAGGCCGCCGTGGACAAATTCAAGCCGGCGGGCGCGTTCGCGTACGCCCTGGCCCCGGACGGCAAGAGCTTCGTGGACAAGGCCGCCTCCGGCGACCCCCAGGTGCAGCCGCTGACGGACGGCGACATCGCCGCGGCCAAGGTGCCGCTGGCCGGTTGGGACACCCTGACCTGGCCGGAGAAAGTGTCCGCCGTGCGCAGTGCCGAGGCCCAGGTCGGCAAGCAACTGGCCGAGGACCGCGGCGCCCTGAGCCGCGAGCTGCAGGACGCCAATGCGGCGCTGCAGGACGGCAAGCCGTACCCGGGCATGGGGTCGCCCCGGTTCTCCGAGGCCAACTTGCGCCGCGTGTTCGGCGACGACCAGGGCAGCCGGATGGCCCAGGAGCTGGCCTACAACGCCAACATCGGCAACTTCGTGAGCAAGGCCAAGGTGATGCCAGCCGCGCAGCGCAACGCGCTGCTGGCCCAGCTAGAGCCGCAGCCGGGCGAGGGCTATGCGGAGAAGGCCCGCACCTACGAAATGGCGCAGCGCGCCGTGAAACAGGTGGAGGCGCAGCAGCAGGCCAAGCCGATCGAGTCGGCGATCGCCAGCGGGATCGGCGGCGCCAAGCCCCTGGATTTCAGCCAGCCCCTGGCGCCGCAGCTGCGCGACCGCACGGCCGTCGCTTCGACGATGGTGCGCGACTACGGGACCAAGGCCCAGATTTTCACCGACGCCGAGGTCGAGCAGATCGCCGGGTCGCTGGGCAACATGACCGGCAAGGACCGGATCGCCACGCTGGCGAGCATCCGCACCGGCCTGAGCGACCCGGGCGCGTTCGCCACGGCGATGAACCAGCTGGCACCCAAGAACCCGAACCTCGCCTACGCCGGCAACCTGGCGGCACGCGGCGGCACGGCGTTCGTCGACGGCAAGCCGGTGACGGTGGCCGACGTGGCGGCGACCATCGCGGACGGCGACATCATCCTGAACGGTCGCAACCTCGACCGGCAGATGGCCAAGGGCGACGACCCGTCGATGCCAGGCGGCGCCAAGGCGACCAACTTCAAGGAGGCGGACTTCCGCACCTACTTCCAGCAGAGCCTGGGCGGCGCGTTCCGCACGCCGGACGCGCAGCTCTCGGCGGCCACGGAGCAGTCGGTCTACAACGCGGTCAAGGCGTACTACGCCGCCGACAGCTACCGCCAGGGCAAGCCGCTGGACCAGATCGACGCCTCCGGCGTGAAGCGCGCGATCGAGGCCGTGGTCGGCAGCCCGTGGCAGAAGAACGGCGGCACGCTGCTGGCCCCCTACGGCATGCCGGTGGAGCAGTTCCAGAGCCAGTGGAACGTGCGCGCCGAGGCGGCGATCAAGGCCGCCGGCTACGACGACACGGCCACCGGGCGGTTCCTCGACCGCGCCGTCCCGGTGAACCTGGCCGATGGCAAGTACGGCTTCCAGGTGGGCACCGGCCTGCTGGCCGACCCCAAGACCGGCCGCAAGGTGATCGTGGACTACAGCCAGCCGTTCACCGCGCCGGTGTACCCGGACTCCGAGGTGCGCTCCCGAGCGCCGACCGGCGGCTCGCCCCTGATGCGCAGGTACTGAGATGGGATTCCTGAACCCGCAGGGGGATGACCTCGCCCGCATCGACGCGATGCCGGGCACCACGGAGGTGCCCGAGGCCGGCATGTTGGAGGGCCTGGCCACCGCGGTGCCCAAGGGCGTCGCCGGCGGCCTCGCCAAGATCGAGAACCTGGCGCTCGACTCCGGCTTCTTCAACGCCAGCGGACAGCTGGACTTTGGCGCGAGCCGGCTGGTCAGTGCGTTCAGCCCGGAATACGCGCGGGCGACAGCCAAGCAGAAAGAGGCCACGCAAGCGGCCGTCAAGGTCGTGTCCGACTGGGCGGCCACCGGCCAGGACCCCCGCAAGACCGGCACCGCCGGACGAATCGTTTCCGGCACCACCGAGGGCCTGACCATCGGCGCATCGGGCGCGGTTGCCGGTCCGTGGGGCGCGGCCGCGCTGATGGGCGCCACGTATTCCCATTCTACGTACAACGAGGACGTAGCCAACGGTGTCGACCCGGAAACAGCCAAGGAGCACGCCATCCTGACGGGCGGCTTTTCGGCGCTGGGCGCGTTCCTGCCGCTCAAGTACGGCAAGGAGCTGTGGCAGACCATCGTGGGCGGCACGGCGGCCAACGTCACGCTCGGCGCAGCCCAGCGCGGCCTGACCGCGCAGGTGCTCGAGGACAACGGCTACAAGGACATGGCCGCCCAGTACCGGATCTTCGACGGCGAGGCGATGGCCGCCGACACGATCCTGGGCGCCGCCTTCGGCGTGATGGGCCATTACAGCCACGGCGCCGCCAAGGCCGTGGACCCCGCTGACGTGGACGCGGCGGCCGCCGTGGCCACCGAGGAACACTTCAATCGGAGCGCCCCCGGCGTCCCGACCGATCCCCAGGCGGCCACCCTGCACGCGGACACGATGGCCGACGCCATGCGCGCCCTGGCGGACGGCGACTTGCCGGACGTGCCCGCCGACCGCGCGCAGGCACTGGTCGACAACGTGGTGGCCGACCCGATCCACGAGATGGTCGCGCCGCTGCACGAGGCCGCGCAGCTCGAGCTGCCGGGCTTCGAATCAGCCGCCGCCGACATCAAGCCGGTGGAGATGCCGTCGGAGGAAATCCCGCCGCCGAAGGTCGAGCCCGCGCCGGCCGCCGAAGGCGCTACGCCGGACGTGCCGTTGGACGACTTCCACGGCTCGATGCTGGACCACCTGGTCCACAACTACGGCGACGAAACCTACGTCACCGACGACGGCCGCGAGCTGACCTACCGCCAGCTGGCGAACGAAATGCAGGCGCAGCGCAACGAGGCCGACGCCTTCGCCAAGCTGCACGATGTGGCCGCAGCGTGCGCGCTGCGCAACGGAGTTTGAGATGCTACCCCAGTGCATTGCCGCTATCACCCAGGCCGCCGGCCGCAAGCTCTCGCAGGCCGAGATCGACGGCATCGAGGAACGGATGCTCTCGTCCATGCAGACGCTGGCCCGGCAGGATCCGGCCACCTGGCGGGCCATGTCCAAGGACCAGCGGTACGTCGAGGCGGCCAAGCTGGCGCGCAGCCGCTACGGCGAGGATGTGGTCGCCGCCCAGGCGCGCACCGTGCGCGACATGCAGACCCGGACCAACCAGATCCGGCTGACCGACTCGTTCAAGCCCGGCCAGCGCCTGGCCGCGCTGCGCCAGCGCCTGACCACCGGCAACCGCTACGCCGGCGACATCTCACTGGAGCAGAAGATCAAGGCGGTGTACCGCGACTTTACCCGCGAGCTGGACGGCGGCGCGATGAAGGGCCGGTTCTGGGGCCTGGTGCAGAACCCGGCCGAGCAGCACAGCTTGATCCGCGCGATCTTCGGGGAAGCCACGGGCAATCCCGAGCACGACGCGGTGGGCAAGCAGGTGCGCGACGTGCTCGAGCGCGCGCGGCAGACCGCCAACGACGCCGGCGTGCCGATCCATCACCTGGACAACTGGCACCTTCCGCAGCCGTGGGCGTGGGAGAAGGTGGGCGCCGACCGCGCCCAGTTCGTCAAGGACATGCTCGACGCCATTGACGTGAACAGCTACGTCCGCAAGGACGGCACGCCGATGACGATGGCCGAGATCCGCAAGACGGTCGAGCACGCCGCCGAAACCCTGGGGACCAACGGCGCAAACAAGCGCGGGGAGGGGGAGGGCTCCGGCTACGGCGCCACCGTGGGCGCCAGCCGCAATGCCCCGCGCCAGCTGCACTTCAAGAACGCCGACGCCTACATCCAGATGATGGACAAGTACGGCGCCAGCAACAACGTGATGAGCCTGCTGGACCAGCACTTCCACGGGCTGGCCCGCGACATCGGCACCGCGCGCACGTTCGGGCGCACCGCCGACCGGTTCGTGAACCAGTTGATCGAACGGGCGTTCGCCGCCGACGCCGCGACCCTGGGCGACGAGGCCAAGCTCAAGAAGCTGGAAAACCTGAAACGGCAGACGCGCAAGGAGTACGACGCGCTGCGCAACCCCGGCCACCCGGGCAGCCTGCCGCTGTGGGCGGTCGTGTCCAACACCATCCGCGGCGTGGTCGGCAGCACCCTGTTGGGCGGCTCGACGCTGGCGGCGATCCCGGACATGGGCATGGCCTTGGCCTACGGCCGCGAGATCGGCCTGACCAAGCGCGCGATCCTGGGCAACATGGCCGAAGGCGCGAAGCCGACCAAGGAGAACCTGGCGTTCATCCGCCGGCTGGGCATCACCGCCCAGACCATGCAGGACGGCACGCACCGGTTCGGCTCGGGCGAACTGTCCAACCAGGCCACCCGGTTCCTGAACCACGGCGTCCACGTCCTGTCCCTGCTGCGCATGTGGGACCGCTCCCAGACCCACGGCGTGGCTGCGGGCCTGATGGACCTCCTGGGCGGGCACGTCAGCAAGTCCGACTTCGCCAGCCTGGCGGCCAAGGACCAGGAGTACCTGACCTCCCGCGGCGTGACCGCCGACCACTACGCCACCTGGCGCCAGGCCGAGCTGGAGCGTGGCCCGAACGGCAACCACACGATGCTGACGCCGGACGCGATCTACGCGATCCCGGATGCGAAGCTCGAGCCGATCGCCCGCGCGCGCCTGGGCGCCAAAGCCAAGCCGGCGCAGATCGCCGAAGACATCCGCCGGCTGCGCTCCGAAGCGGCCCAGCACCTGCTGGCCGTTACCCTGTCCGAGTCCCAGATCGGCGCGCGCGGCGGCGCAGGCAACACCATCCGCGACAACGTCAACCTGCACATCACCCCGGACAACGCGGGCACGATCATGGGCCAGATGGCCCGGTGGCTGCTGTTCCTCAAGCAGACCCCGCTGGGCATCTTCCGCACGCACATGATCGACGTGCCCGGCGGCATGAACGACTGGGGTAGCCGAATTAAGTACGGTGCCCGGTTCGTGGCGTACAGCGCAAGCCTGGGCGCGCTGGCCCTGACCGCCAAGACGATCGCCCTGGGCCAGGACCCGGAAGACCTCCTGACCCGCAAGGGCGCGGCCAAGGTGGCCATCGCCTCCGGTGGCTTCGGCATGTACGGCGACTTCTTCTTCGGTGACAACGCCGACCACCAGAACAACGGCCTGGTGAAGCTGCTCGGCCCGGGCGCCACGTTCATCGACGACGCGATCAAGCTGTACGGCGCCTCCGGCGACGAGCTGACGGGGGAGGGCGGCAAGCACTACGGCGCCCAGGCGCTGCGCTTCGCCCGCAACTACGCGGCTCCGTTCACCCGCCTGTGGTACCTGAAAGCCGCCTTCAACCACATGGTCTACCAGCAGCAGATGGAAAAGCTGGTGCCCGGCTACAACGCCCGTGTACGCCAGCGTATGGCCCGGCAGGGGCAAACCTCCTGGTGGCAGCCCGGCGAGATGGCGCCGGAGCGCGCGCCGGACCTGGGGGCCGCCGTGGGCGCCCCAGGAAGCCCTTAGTTTGCCCCGACTGATGTTAAAATCACACCGTCCGATGCCGGAATAACTCCATGACGATCAGCACCGCTACCGCCAGCGCCTCGTACACCGGCAACGGGACCACGACCGCGTTTCCGATCCCGTTCTACTTCCTGGTCGACACGGACGTGAAGATCAGCAAGAAGGACGGCGCGACCGGCACGATCTCGGTGCTGACGCTCAACAGCGACTACACCCTGACCGGCGCCGGCAACCAGGCCGGCGGCACGGCCACGATGACCACGGCCCCGGCAGGCGGCGCCACGCCTGACCAGCTGTTCATCGAGCGCAACGTCGACGCGGTGCAGGAAACGGCATACCCCGAGAACGGTATTTTCCCGGCGGCCAGCCACGAGAAGGCGCTGGACCGGCTGACCATGCTGGTGCAGCAGATCCTGTCCAAGCTGACGTTCGGCCTGTTCCGCAACCCGCTGGCGGCCACCTACGACCTGGGCGGAAACACGCTCAGCAACATCGCCAACGCGGTCAACGCGCAGGATGTGCCGAGCCTGGCGCAGACGCAAACCCTGGTGACCAGCGCCGCCACGGGCATCGTGCCCAGCCTCATCGCTACGCTGACTCAACTTGCGGCAAGTGCGGGCGCGTCCCTGATCGGCTTCCTCCAAGCGGGAACGGGTGCGACCGTCCGCACGGGCCAGGCAAAACTGCGCGAGATTGCTGTCAGCGTGGGCGACTTCGGCGCTAAATCAGACGGGGCTACCGACGACACCGCCGCATGCCAGGCGGCGATCAATTACATCAACACCACGTTCGGCGGCGGCGTAGTGCGCTTCCCGGTCGGCACGACGCTAACGGGCACGCTGATCATTTACAGCGGCATCACGCTGGCCGGTGAGTCGCGTGAGTCGTCCATCGTCAAGCTCAAGTCGGGCACCAACGCCGACCTGATCCAGGGCTACGACACGCCAGCCCTGCACACGTCCAAGCCCTACGCCGGCGGCCTTACCAGCTGGGGCTTGCGCGACATCCAGCTTGACGGCAACCGCGCGGGCAACACCTCCGGCCACTGCGTCAATGTGTACGGTGCCAAGCCGTGCGTCACTAACGTATTCATCAAGAATGCGCCTGAGCGCGGCTTGTGGACGGAACACTCCGACACCGCGCAGACGTTCGGCATGGAGGGCCTATACAAAAACATCGTGATCGACACTAGCGGCAAGGATGGCCTGTACTTCCAGGGGCCGCACGACAGCCACTTCCACGACGTAATCGTGATCGATTCGTCGCAGACGGCCACCAATGCCTACGACGGCATTTACGTCAACTCCAGCGCGCGTTGGGTGCAGTGCCACGCATGGACTCGGGGCACGAAGCCGCATCGGTACGCGGCCAACTTCGACACCAACTCGTTCGGCAACGACGTCTCGGCCTGCCATTTCGAGGGCGGTTATTCGGCCAGCCTGCGCAACCTCGGCGGGCAAAACTCGTTCGATAGCTGCCGGGTGTACGCGCCGACCAACGGCCTGTGCTTCCTGTTGCTGGCGGCTTGCCGTTTCACGGGGTGGATCGATTACCAGGTGTCGGGCGCCCCGGCGTCTGTGGGCATTCAGTTCGGGGACGCCACGCACGGGATTACCGGCTGCGACATCAATGCGATCGTAAGCACACAGGCTGCGGGCGTCATCAACTTCAGCAACACCACGGGCGGCAACTGGATTCGCATGCGGGGCGGCAACGGGTCGGGCACTTTCGTCGTGGGTTCGCCGCACAATGCCGATTTTGTCGACATTGACGTTAGCGGTAATGGCGGCGGTCAGATCAAAAAGGTAGCGGGGCTTGCCGTTACGGCGACCGGAACCACTCAAGCCACGGCGGCGCCGGTCATCACGGGCGCCGTGACCCAGATTACAGGCGGCGCGGTGAACTCGGGCGTGGTGTTGCCCGCCGCCGCGATGGGGCAGCGCGCCGACCTGTTCAACGCCACGGCGGGGGCCATCATCGTTTACCCGCCGTCAGGGTCGCGCTTCGGCCTCGGAACCTACAACGCGGGCATATCGCTTGCATCGGGGCTCACCGCGAGCTGCATCCAGACGGCGCCGTTTTCGTGGGCCGTGCATGTGTCGAACTACTGATGGACGACATCGCACCCCACGATCTTGCCCGCGTCGAGGCCAAAGTCGACGCCCTTTCCGGCCAAGTTGCGGAGCTGGTGCTGGCGTTCAATACCGCCCGTGGGGTCGTGAAGTTCGTCAAATACCTGAGCGCCGTGGTGATCGCCGTGTCGGGGGCCATCGGTTCGGTGTACGCGCTGTTCCACTTGGGAGGCCAGAAATGACGGCGCTGACTCGCGGAGAGCGGAACAACAACCCAGGCAACATCAGGCATGGTTCGAACTGGCAGGGCCTGGCGGCCAAGCAGCCGGACCCGGACTTCTGCACGTTCACCGATGCCAAGTACGGCTTCCGTGCCCTGGCCAAGGTGCTGCTGGTGTACCGGGCCAAGGGCTTCGACACCGTCCGCATGATCATCGAGCGGTGGGCACCGCCGGCCGAGAACAACACGGACGCCTACGTGGCGGCCGTAGCCGGCAACATGGGCTGCGACCCGGACACGCACCTGGACGTGGCCGACTACACCCAGATGTACCCCCTGGTGTGCGCGATCGTCCGGCACGAGAACGGCCGGAACAACTACCTGCGCAGCACCATCGACGCCGGCCTGGCGCTGGCGGGAGTCCACCCATGAAACTGCCGCCTCGCCTCGTCAAGTTCTGGGCCGCACTCAAGCCGTGGGTGATCCTGCGCCTGCGCCAGCCGTCCACCTACGCGGGCCTGGTGCTCAAGGCCGCGGCCATTCTCGGCTTCGTCGTCGACACGTCCACAGCGGCCCACATCGCGGACGCCCTGGCCGTCGTCGCCGGCGCGCTGCTGGTGGCCTACGACGAGGACAAGACCCGTGCCGATCCTCAGTAGGGTCTACGGCTGGCTGGCCGCGGCCGGCGCGTTCGTGCTGGCGGTGGCGGGCGCGTTCCTCTACGGCCGGGCGAAAGCCAAGGACAACGCCCAGCAAGAGGTGGCCGTCGCCCAGGCGCAGCAGCGGGCCAACACCGCCGGCGCCATCCTTCAACGCAACGAGGTCCGCCAGCATGTCGACGCCGAAGTGGCCGCGCTACCTGCGAATCCTGTGGGGCAGGTTACTGTTCCCGCTCCCCTGCCTGTGCCTGGTTCTGCTGTTGACCGGCTGCAGCGGGATTGGAGCCGAGACTAAGCCCGTCCCGTCTAACGGCTGCGAGTGGGTGCGGCCGATCCGCGTCAGTCGTTCGGATGTCTTAACGGACCCGACGGCTGACCAGATCCTGGCGCATAACCTGGCTTGGCAGCGGATTTGCGGCGGCCAAGCCAACGCAGGAAGCCCAGCTGGAGCACGGTGACAACGGCCAGCTCCGCAAGCTTCGCTAGTACGTCCATGGCTTCCATTCCGCATACGTAAGTGGCCGCGGCTCCGGCAGAAACAAAAGCATCACCGCGATCAATAGCAATGAGATCGGAAGGCACGCAGCCATCCAGAGCCAAGACAGAACGTTTCGCACGGTCACCCCCTCATGTCCGCCAGCACCGCGCTGGCTGTTCGCGCTGCCGCGGCGTGCGCCGTGGCGTCCACCAAATGGGCGTACCGCTTCGTGGTCTGCGTCGAGGCGTGGCCCAACAGTTCGCCAATTTGCTCCAGCGTCAGGCCCTGTGCAAGTGCCGCGCTGGCAAAGCTGTGACGCAGATCGTGCAGCCGCAGGTCCGGGCACTTGGCCTCCTTGCGCACCTTGTACCAGAGCTTGTACGGCGGGCCGATGCCGGTGATGGTGCCGTTGGTCCGCGGCAACTGGTCGATGATCTCCATGGCCGGCGGCGGCAGGAACACGTCCTTGGCTCCGGTCTTGGAGTCGGGCAGGCGCAGCACGTTGCCGTCCAGCCACTCCCAGCGCGCCTCCCAGATTTCCCCGCGGCGGGTGCCGGTGAGGATCAGCAGGTATATGTATGCCACCGCCTGCGGGAACTCGCCCTTGTACTTGTCCAGCGCGTCGGCCACCGCCTTGGCTTCGGCCGGCGTCATGTACCGTTTGCGCTTCTTCTCGGGGAACCGCTCGATCCCGCGGCAGGGGTTCACCTGGTCGGGCGCGCGGAACTTCCACAGCTCGCACAGGCTGAACAGCTTGGACGCGTGTTGCACCACGCGGTTGGCCAGGATCGGCGTCTTGGCCATGGACGCGTGCAGGGCGTGGATGTGGCCGTGGTCGATCGCCGCTACCTTCTCCGAGCCCAGCTTCCGCTCCAGGTGCGCGCGCAGCAGCTTCACCGCCGCAGCGCCGGACTTGCGCTTGGGCGCGTGCTCTTTCTCGTACTTGTCGATCGCCTCGGACACGGTCGGCGCCAGGCGCTCGGCTTGCCGCTGCGCAGACGGGTCGTTCCCCTTGGCCACCTCGAGCAGCATGTCCTTGGCGATCGCGCGCGCCTGCGCCACCGTCATCAAAGGGTGCTCCCCGATCTTCGGCCTGCGTTCGACGCCCGCCTTGGTTCGGAAGTACAGGTAGAACCGCCGGCCGGTCGGAGTGATCTTCGCGTGCAACCCGGGGACGGTCTTGTCGCGTAGGATCGTGCCGGGTTTGGCGCTGGTGAGGGATGCCGCGGAGAGGTCAGTCATCGACGGGCTCCGCGTCGACCACCCAGTCGCAAGGGTGCTCCGAAAACGCTTTCTTTGACGCCAAGTACCGACAGTCGTCCTCGTCGAGCGGCAGACCTTCCGTGTCGACGGCATCAACTTCAACGGTGACGACATCGCGCACTGTCCGCGATATGGTCACGCGGTACTTACGCGTTGCCGGTGGTGTGGTCTTGTCCATGTGGGTCGCACCTGAGTCGCAAACGTGTGTGAACCGGCGGGGCGCTCTCAACCGTTGAATGACGCTACACCGGGCTTCTGTGTAGCTTAGGGCGATGGTGAGATAAGGTCAACACTGACTCTTAATCAATTGGTCGTAGGTTCGAATCCTACACGGCCCACCAATAAAAACAAAGGCTTAGCGCGAGCTAAGCCTTTTTCTTTTCCGGCTGGGTCGCACATGGGTCGCATCACGCGGGTCGCTTGAAGGGCTGAACCTGGTCGACTCCACCGCCGGTTCCGTTGTCCCGGGTGCAGGCGTAGGCGACCGCTTCGGCTGCAGTCTTGCCGTGGTCCATCGCAGCCATAGCCCACATCCAGCCGCTGCCCGTGGCGATCTTCTCTTGGCGGTCGCGTTCGATGAATGTGCTGCTCTCGACGTAGTAGACCTTGCCGCCCTTGACCAGCACGCCATCGACGCCGTCTTCGCTAGCCGGCGGTTTGCCGCGCATGCCTGCCTTGACCCAAGCGGTGAGCTTGTGGATGTCCGTGATCTTGCCCGCGCAGGCGATGAACCCGCCAGGCACGGGCGTAATTTTCGACCCGAGCCGGAACACCGCGCCGCAGTCGGTCGTCTGCCTGTCCGCCGCCAGGGTCTTGCCGTCCCACGCCACGGTGGTCATCAGCGCGTCTCCACGGTCTGCTTGGCTTCCCATTCCTCCAGCAGGGCGAGCGGGTAGAGCACGCGCCGGCCGAACTTCCGGTACGGTGGGCCGATCCGCTTGTTGCGCCAGTTGGCCAGGGTCTTTTCCGGGATGCGGGTGTGCTCGGCGGCTTCTTTGGGGGTGAGGTTCACGCGCTGTCCTCCTGGAACATATCGGCCTTGCCGATGAACGC